CGTGAAACGAGATAGACACTGGGTCATATTTTAGTTTTGTTTGTACGTATCGTGGGCGATTGTACTGATTCATCTCACTAAGCGCGATATTGTACTTAGGCAGGGAGATGTTCTTGACTAATAAGCCTGGTAAAGCAGCCTCTGGGAAAGCTTCTTTATTAGAACTCACTAAATCTGAGTTGATATCGAAATATACATGGAATAGAAACTTGAGCTTGGGCGTGTTGCCATAGCCGTTAGTCCTGAACGTCTTACTTGCGTGATGAGCGTCACGTAAATTGGGGTTACCGAAGAAACCCTCGGTAGCCCCTCTTACTACTTCTTGAAAGAATCCAGCCATGTATTATCGTTTAAGATACATTAGTGCCAAGTTGACCCTGACGAGCGACTAATTCTTGACCGATGCCAAAAGCGTCAGAGTCAGAACCACTCTTACTTTGAAGAGCGTTATCGTATCTGATACTTAGAGATACTGTCACTGCTTCGTTTGTAGCATAATTTAAGGTGTTGTAGTTAGCACTAGCTATGTAGCAACCAAATAAAGAAAACTCTTCTACTACTCCCGGCTCACTTGCGCCATTGCCACCATCTAGAATTTGAATTTTCATAGTGAATTTATAATCGTTGCCAGCGGCGGCAGATGCTTGCTCTTGGAAATCGAATTGGCGTTGTAGTTGATTGCCCACTAGATTAGCGACAGCGCCAGTTACATCATCGCGAACGTTTAGGCTAACTGGCTCCCATGTTGGCTTACCAGCAATATACATTCTACTGTTGTACATTTCAAGTGGAATCTCTGGGAAGCTTACGTTAGGACGACTCACGTCGATAACTTGCTTAGTTAACTCAGTTGCTGAAACTCCAGCAAATTTCTCAAACAATACACGAAATCTGTATTGTAATTTGGGCATTAGTACACCCAGGTCGCTGCCGCCATCCGATGATGGTACTCTCATTTTTTGTAATGAATCGCGTAAAGCCATATTATTTCTCCTGTTATCTTATTTATCTTGTTAGAATGGGCAGGGTTAGTGCCCATTCTTATTGCTATTAAGCGCCTGCCTTGATCTCACCAGTGTTCAAGATACGAACAGGGATGTAGATAAATTCAACTGCTTTAACTGGCTCGATAGCTACGTCAATCCATAGTTCGTTTCTGTCGATACGAGCTGGAGTGTTGTTACTCTCGTCACATACTACTAGGTAGTCATAGATACCACGCTTAGTTTGAATATCAGCAAATAAACTACTGATCACCGCTTTGATCTGACTGCGTGTTGTAACATCGTTTGGTTCGAACAAGAATGGACGAACTGCTACTTGTAGGCGGTCACGGATGTAACAAACTAGACGAGCTACGTTTGTACGATCTAGAGCACTTTGACTATCGAAACTGTTCTTGTTACCGTAGTTCAACAAGCCAACGTTTTGGAAGTAAGCGATTGGGTTGATCATGTTGGTATACTCGATGTCGCGTAGAGCAACACGGTTCTTAGTAGTCTTGAATTCACCACTAGCAGCATCGATGTGACCGATGTTAGTAGCGTTATCAACGATACCACGGCGCATACCAGCTGGAGCGAACCATGGGTAAGCAACTGTGTCGTTGTAAATCATTGTACGTAGCATCATGTGTGAAGCTGGTACTACTACTTCTGCGCCTGTTAGGTCAGTAGTGATGCCACTTGGGTAGTACACACCTAGGTATGTATCACGTGTAACAAAACCGTCTTCGCCGGTGCCTGTAGCGCCCTTAGCGTTAGTTGCCCAAGCAGTGATAGAGTTAGCGTCATCAGCTAAACGTAGTGGGGTGTCACCAATGATGTAAGCAGTGTTGTTACGATCATTGTTTAGACTTACCATGTTAGGCTGTAGCTCTGGGTAACCAGGAGCAACGATCAAGTTGAAACTTGTTTCGTCTTCACGAATCTGACTACTTGTATCTACCGTTGACTTCATTGCTGCTACAACCATAGCACGTTGAGCTTTGCGGCCCATGTATGGTGAACCATCAGTCTTGTTACCACTAGCAGTCACCCATGTGTATTCGTATGCTGGACGATTAGTGATGTCAGTCTTTGCTGTAGCATCGTATGCGCCTGCGTCTGGATAGTTAGCGGATGTGAAGTACTTGGTAGCAAACTTCTTGACGTTATAACCACTACGACGAGTATTGAACAAGATCATACCTTGTGGATATGCTGTTGCGTCTGGAGCATCTAGGTCAATGTAATCACTATTTAGTAGACTACTGATTGTTGGCATCGTGTCATTGACTGGGTCGATTGAGCCATCACTGCCCCAACGAGCATCAGCGAATAGAATACCGTCTTCTGTAGTTTGGTCAGTGTTGTCGATTAGAGTCCATGAGGTGACACTTGTAGTTGGGTCAGTTCTCCAGCGATAGATTACTGGGTAGTTCTCTAAGTCGCTAGTATCTAACCATAGATCACCAGTTACTAGTGCAGTGCCATCAGTTTGTTTCTCTGGCTCAGTTGCAGAGATGATGATACCAGTACTGTTGTTTACGCCATTAGTAGCCGCAGCATTTGCTGTACCACTAGCGTCATAAGTTGCGTTTAGTAAACCCTTCCACTCACTACCAACGTTAACCATCAAGTCAACTTGATTGATTACACTGTAGTACCATGGAGTACCATTTAGTGGACTGTTTACTGGAGCTGTTGTGTCACTTGTGTACTCGAACGGTTCCCAGTTACTTAGTTGTACTTTGTATTCTGGTGTTGGTAGGCCATCGATGTGGTCCACCGTCAGTACTGGACCAGTTGATAGACCGCCACTGATTGTAGTTACTTTGAATGTTAGACCTAGGTCGTTATCAATTACTAAGTCACCGACAGAATATGAGCCACCACCGTCCGCCACTGTCGCGTCTACTGAGTAACCAGTTGTAACGATATTCAACGTTAGGCCCGCCGCTGCTGCCGTAGTCGTTGTATCAACACCGTTAGTAGTTACAGTCTTATAAGGACCATACTTAGCGCCTAGAACACCAGCAGCGCTAGATAGACTATAGATATCAGTATCACTAAAGCCGGCAGTGCCTAATGGATCATAGGCAGGACTGTGCTCTTTACTTAGAGTGTCGTCGAGGATAATTGTGCCGCCCTCAGTGTGAGTTAAAACAATACTACCAGTTACACTATCAACTGATGCTGATGTGTAGGAGATATTAGCCGCTAACCATGCTTTTACAAAGTCATCACTAGTAGTGCCAGCTAGGGTCACCGTGTATGATGTTGTATCAGTAGGCAACAATGTTGCTGAGCCTGGTTGACTTACTTGAACCTGGAACTGAGCGCCAGATACGAATGGCGTTGCTAGCATCTCTGCGCCTGTTTTGTTGCCAGTGAATACTGATGCGCCGCTAGCTGCGCGATAGAACAACTGAACTGGAGCAGCTTGATCTGTGCCGACTTGAGCATATACTGTGTTCAGTGGAATAGCTTTGCCGCCGGTACTGTCTAGTTCGTTGTTGGCCGCCTGATCGCTATCAGCGATAGATACAGTCTTACTAACGTAACTAGCACTAGCTGTACTGTACTGACTTGCAATTAGACTTAGTCCACCGTTACTAGAGTTTGTCTTGACCCATACACTACCTGTAGGACGTGAGTTAGAATCAGTTGATCTCCACTTAGGCTGCTTAGCGTTAGTAGCAAACACACTAGTTAGAGAGTGTACTGGTCCGGCAGTTAAACCAATTGCGCCTAGAGTTGCGGAGTCTCCGCCGATATTAATGCTTGCGCCATCTTTAGTGATGTATAGAGCTAGCTTCTTATCGACTGCTTTGGCAGTAACGAACGGAATATTAGCACTATTGACATTGGTAACTACGGTAGATGCTGCGCCTGTTAAAGCGTTGACTGTGGTGTCACCATTCATATATAGCACACGAGTCGCATTCTGACTGTTCATAGAATCACTATAAGCAGAGATAGTAGCACCAGTGATAGCCACCGTGATTCCCTGAACTGTCCAACTTGTGCCAGAACCAGCACTGATGTATGCGCCTGCTGGGATACTTTGAGTAGCAAAGCCCGTACCACTGCCACTGGCAGTTGCGGTGAATGTAGTACCGACTGGTGGCTGAGCATCAATCGATAATGGGCTAGCCTCAGTAGCAAACGTCTGTGACTTACTAACGCGATAGATACCCTCTAGTCCAGTAGCTGGCGCAGAGACTGCTTTAACTTCCGTATATACACGGATAGCTTCTGTGCCGCCTAGAGAGATCGATGTTGTAGGAGTAATCGTCATTGTGCTGCCAAGATATGATACAAATGTACCAATAGCAACTCCATTAGCAGTAACTAAGTCACCAGCAAGGAATGTGCCAGAAATTGCGGCAGCTAGTGTCAATCCGATGTTCGTTCCGGACACCAGGGTTGCGGCACCATTCAATGTACCACTGTATAACTCGTTATAAGTCTGACTTGTGATACTTGTGCCGTTTATAGCACTGGTTACGTCTGTTAGATATGTACCAGATGTTAGTTTACCGGTGCCTGCGCCGGCAGTGGCCGCTGTAACTGTCATCGTGGCACCGGTAATAAATGCAGCTATGCCAGTAACTGGAGAGATTGCGCTTAGAGTAAGAGCTGTCCAGTCGGTAGTACCAATGGTACTAATCGTGTAACTAGTACCGGCAGTTAAACTATTACTAGGAACGCTTACACTACCAGACAATAGCGCGCCTTCTGATAAGGCACCACTATTTACGCCAGTAACCGTCAATGCGCCGCTACTATTGATGTCGCCAACTACCTCAGCCACTTTGGTAGCTAGAGTTAGAGTAGAGTTACTTAGCGTGTATGTGCCAGTGCCGCCTGAGCCAGTACCCAATGCTGTGATGTATGTACCGTCTGGAATTCCAGTACCGGTGATGATGTCGTAAAGAGCGATACTACCAGTAACGCCATTCACTGCATTAAGTTTAGTAACTGTCAATGTGCCGGCAGTAATTGTACCAACAAATGATGCTGTGTTAGTGTTCATACTGATTACTAGATTGCCCGCGCTAACCCCATCGATTGACGCACTAGTCACAGTTCCCTGTACAGCAGGCCAAGCTGCTTGCCACTCTGGACTACCAACAGCTACCCACTTTGATGATACTGGACTTGTAGTATCGTCTTGTACTTTATACCAGTATGTACTGTAGTCATCTGGGTTATCACCAAAGTGATTTGTGGCTTGTTCTGCGCTACCTGGTAGCGCGCTACCTAGAGCAACCGCATAACTGCCAACAGTACCAACTGAATCAGAAGGTGCGCCGTTAGATTGACGGTCACTAGTAACAACTAGTGGAGTCTTGTTAGAGAATGTACCTGTACTAGCATTGAACTCATAGATACCCCATGTGCTACTACTAGTGTCTAACCACCAACTACCATTGTCCGGAGAACTGCTTGGGCGACTTGTTTTACCAACTAGACCAGCTAGGTCGATGTCAGCACGAATAGCGTACACCAGGTTAGTTTTACCCAATACACTGTAAGCAGCTAGTAGGCCGTACTCGTTCAACTCGTAACCTTGGATACTAGTACCGTTAGTTGTCTTGTAGAAGAATGGGTTGCCGAAGTAAGTAATCAAGTCACGTTGACTTGTTACTTGATATAGCTTGCCAGCGTTAGCAGCAGTCGTAGCAGCTGCAACTCCTGTACCACTAGCGTTGATTTTGTTCTGTGCTGTAGCGAATACGATAAGCGGGATTGAATTTGGGGCGGCTGGTAGATATTGCGATTCGTCGATGATCGTAATCTGGGTACCTGGTGATGATAAAG